CCCTTATTCTGGCAACAGAATATGCAAACGCCGTGAACTGCAAGCTTGGCAGGTGTACCCGCAACGATAACGGAACAGCAGGAAATGGCTGCTTATGCGGGTGCTAACAGGGAAACCCTTCAATGTGTCGTGGCCTGTATCCTTCTTGAAATTGACACACTGGGCAATCCTGTGCTATAATATTCCCGGGTGATAATATGTCCTCTGGAATATACAAGATAACAAACACGCTGGATGGTCACTTCTACATCGGACAATCTCGTAATTTGGAGCGTCGTTGGTATCTCCACAAAAATAATGCCACGAAAGTAAAGGCACATTACACCGTGCTGGAAAAGGCATTTAAAAAATATGGGATTGATTCATTTGAATTTGAAGTGATCGAGTATTGTCCTGTTGAACGACTGAATGAACGAGAAATCTATTATATCTCAAAGCAAAAACCTCAATATAACATGAACTCTGGCGGCGCAGGTAACAATGACTATATTTGCAGGGAAGATACAAAGGCTGTCTTACGCAAATATGGGAAACGCCAGTGGGAAGGCTATGAT